ATGAAGGGGAAGGGATAACTAAACACGGCTTTGATGTTGCCAGGATGGGTGATGATAAATGCATATTGACAACTATGGTTGGGAAAACAGTTCCTCTACAGGTCTCCTGGGGTAAAAAGAAAATTCCTTGGTCAGTTGGTAAAATTATGGCAGAAACCGAGTTGGATGAAGTTGTTAATGTAGATGCGTGTGGTCTGGGTTCTGGGGCTTTTGATGATCTTGCAGAATTAGGGCATGCAACTATCGGGCTTGATAGTGCCTCCAATGCTTTTGATAAAGTCAAGTTCAAGAATTTACGAGCTGAAATATGGTGGAATGCCAGGGAAGTTTTTGAGAGACAATTTGAAGAGGGCAATGTAATTTCTATTCCTAATGATCCGGAATTAATAATGGACTTGACAGGATTACAATATAAACCGATGCTGAGTGGACAGTATATCATGGAAGCGAAAGAGATTTATAAAAAACGTCTTGGGAGGTCTCCAGATAAGGGTGATAGTTTTGTATATTGTATTTATGAACCTCCAGTATATGAGGAAGAGTATTATGGTGAAGCCGATGATGATACCGATATATTTTTATAATTTATTCTGAGCAGTACTGAGCCCAATATGTATCAGGTATTGATTTCCATTCTTGGAATTCTTCATCCCATTCAAATAATCCACCAATATCAGTATTCTCTATACTGCAGGCTATTTCTGGGTGATTGTTGTCCATCCATAATAAAAACTGACTTTCTTCTCCATTACAGCTATCTGATGCAATTACCATTTTCTGTTTTTCGTTCATTTTTGATCTCCTTTTATTTATTAAAAACTTCTTTTACAAATAAACTATAATTATTCATTCTATTATCAATAAACCATTTTGTAGATGATTCATTCTCGATTTTTTCTTTCAATTCATTGAAAAGAATCACATTGTTTTTCATTATGTTTATCATTTCATTTCTCTTAATCTGCATTTCATCTGTTCTAGCAGGTTTTCTATTTTCATAATCTTTAATAGAAATATTTAAATTTTCCATTTCTTGTACAATCCCTTTACATATTATATGACCCTGGCAAACTGTACCATTTAAAAAAGTATCTCTAATCTGTTCAGCCCAAGCTATTTGTTTTTCTGATTCGCTTAATTTTGTCATCTTTAAGCTCCTTTTGCTTATTAACTATTAATAGTATACTACTTTGTAGTAACAATGTAAAGCGAATAAACAGTTATTTTATACTTTTTTTCATTTTTTTTACTATCAGAAACTCCTAGAGTTTAGGCTAAAAACAGGGGATATATTAGTACTATTAGACATATTAGACAATAAATTATTTCTTATATCTAATGTGTGTTAGTTGATAAGATAAATTCATATAGTGGAAACTGTATATTTACTGTATAGTATCTACAATTGGTTGTAGTGCATCTTACTACAATGTAGCATAGTTATACATCTTACTACGATGTAGCGTTGTGACGGGCTGTTATGAAGGAGTTGTTTAAAATTTTAATTGCCGATATTATGAGAATAAGAGGTAGATATGTTTGAAAGAATAAAAACCCGGACAATTGAAGGAAAAATAAGACTTCAACAAGCACAAAATGATCTTGAAAATATAAACGATATGAAGCCTGTAACGGAAAGTAATAATTATGTTCTCCCAGAAGCAGATGAAGCTGACTGGAAACTTATTGGTAGCAATAGTGAAAAAGGGCTTGATTCTAGTGATCAGGAATCCCTCAGAGAACAAGCAATTAGAACATATTACAAAAATGCTCATGGTCGTAATATTATCAGGCTGTTTGAGAAATATGTTGCAGGGCATGGTTTTAAAATAGATCCTATGAGCACTACTCCAGCAGTAAAAGAGTATTGGGATGAATTCTGGAAAGTAAACAGGATGTCATTAAGAGCAAAGGAAATCGTCAGGCGATCGATGAGAGATGGTGAAACCTTCTTGAGATATTTTGAAGGTGAAAAAAAAGATATGATGAAAGTACGTTTTATGAATCCTGCCCTTGTAGCAGATCCAGAAAAACAGATAGATACTACTGAAGGGAAACTAAGTGATGGTATTATAACTGATCCAGAAGACATCGAAGAGGTTATTGGATATTATTATAAAAATAACTATATTAAAGGTGAAGAAGTTCAGCATATTAAAATATTAGTTGATAGTGATGTCCTCCGGGGGCGTTCTTATTATGAGCCATTATTGCAGAGCCTGGCTATGTATAAAAAATGGTTAATGGATAGAATGACATTGAGTGAAAAACGTGGTACTATTGCTTTAGTTAAAAATGTAAAAGGGGATCCTACTAAGGCTGCTAATATAGCAACTAAATATGACACATCCAGAAAAACAAATCCTGACGGGACTCCTTTGGCGAGGGCTCCGAAAAATGTATCCGTATATACTACTAATGGGAATGTATCATATGAAATGTTATCTCCAAATCTCCAGGCAGCAGATGTCCAACATGATGGAAGGGCACTGTTATTGAATATAGCTGCCGGTTCCGGTTTACCTGAGTTTATGGTTTCTTCAGATGCTAGCAATAGTAATTATGCATCAACAGTAACGGCTGAGGGCCCGGCTGTCATGGAGTTTGAGGATTGGCAGGATTTTTTTGCAGAAGCTTATAAGGTCATGTTTGAGCGTGTTATTTTAGATGGGATTGAGAAAGGGAAAATTCCGGGAATGGAGACATCTACAGAAAGAGAAGTCCAACCGGATAAATCAATTAAAGAAATAAAAAATACAGAGCCTACATCAACAGAATGCAGTATTACATTTCCAGATCTTGTTGCTAGAGATATTGAAAAGGAAACTAAAGCATATGTTCTGCAAACTAATGCAGGTTGGATGTCAAAAACTACTGCACAGGGGAGGCTTGATCTTGACCATGAGCAGGAAATGGATCTTATGGCTAAAGAAGCCGAAGAAGAACCTGAAGAGGAAGAATTTAAAAAAGATGAAGAAGATCTGGAAATTGAAAAGCAGAAAAAAGCAATGGCTGATGAGGAAGAGGAATAAATATGAGTATGACCCAGTTGAGGATTACAATGATTGGACAGGACCATATTAAATGAGCTATATAGATGATATAAATAAATCAATTATCAAAAGCCAGGCAGATAAAAACAAAGTTTTGACTATCGAACTCAGGAAATACCGTGTTGAATATATACGTACCACTAAAAGAATTCAGAATATATTATTGAATTATGATAATAGTGATACTAATAATCTGGGAGTATTATTCAAACACATTGAAAAAGAGATGGTTATTCTGAGTAATAAATTAACCAGATCAGCACAATCATTAATTGGTAAAAGTACTCGTGCTGCGGTGATTGATACTAAGGCAAGTATTTCTATGTTTAAAGGTGCTTTAAAATCCGGTGCTAAAATAGGAATGAAAGCAGAAGTATTTGATAAAGTCTGGAGACGGGCCCTGGGAAAATTGATTAAAGGGGTGGATGGGGTTACTCTATCTAACAGAATATGGGATTTGCATTATACAACTTATAAAGAAATCAGACGTATGATTGCCAAAGGATATGTTGACGGATTATATGTTGGGGAGATAATGAAGAATATTCGAGGTTTCCTTTATCTTCCCAATGCAGATATGCGGACAAACTACTGGAAAAAGTTTTACAAAGAGCATCCTCCCGGGCGTGGGAGATACAAATCAGCATATAAAAATATGGATAGGCTAATTAGGACAGATGTTACCAGAGCATATAGAGAAGCAACAGCAGAATATGCAAGTAAGAAAGCCTGGGTGAAAGGAATCCAATGGCATAGGTCTGCAGGGCATGGGATTTGTGTTACTGGTGAATGTGATGCTTACGCAGAGAATGATGAATATGGATTAGGAGCTGGGGTTTATCCACCGAGTGCAGTCCCGGTTTCCCACCCAAATTGCCAGTGTTATATTACAATCGTAGCCCGTGAAGAGGCTTTGGTTGTTGACAATATAAAATAGTAGGAATAAATTAAGAACAGGAGAAAGGAAATGGCAGAAGAAAAAAAATCAGTTGCAGGATTGAAACAAGCAGAGATTACAATTATTGAAGAGCAGTTAAGCATGAGCTTTGGGGTATTCACAATAGATATTGCAGCAACATTATCAAATAGATTTGATGGTATTGTGCATGAAATGAAAGTGGTAGGATCACAGTATGCTTATATAGAAACTACTATCCCGGGTAAGACAAACGAGGTGCAAGAGCAACGGAGAAAAAAAATTGCCGATATAAATAGTAAGGACAAGGAATTAAAAGAAAAAAGGCATGTGGCTATCAATCAGTGGCATAAAAAGGTGATTGAGTACGTTATTAAGACTTATGGTGAACCCGTAATAGAAAACGGAGTAACAGTTGCTTATGGAGATAGAATTGAGGTTATGAAAAATAAACGTTTGAAGAAATTCTGGTAAGAAATGGATAGGGCAACAGCAAATGCTTTTTATGCCCTTCAGCTTAGTGCAGAAGTTGAACGAATTTTAGAACAGGATGCCAGTAATAATAACTGGTCTTTAGTTAATAAATTACAATTACCACCTCAAAGCTTTCTCTGGATTGAAGATAAAGAAGACAGAAGAAAATGGCATCTCCCTTATCGTGAAGGTGCTGGAGGGATTGATCCTGATACAAAGATGTATCGGAGAGCCGGGGCAGTAAATTTGAATGCACTCAAAGCTATTGATCAGGCAATGGGAGGCTCAAAAGAACGGATGCCTTCTATAATCCCTAAAGAAATTAAAAGCAAAATTATTAAACTACTCAAAGAATTCAGCATTGGTAAATATAACGAAAGCAGGAAGGGT